TCAGCAACAACCACAAACCACGCAGGTTAATAAAAGTGCACGAGATAGTGAATTAGCAGGCCAAGTTACCTTAACTAGCATGGCTAGACAACCGCAAGGTTTTGAAACCTATATGGCTATTTTGCAAGACGTGCCGTTTTACAAACCCACAGAAGTTTATCCAAATCAACGAACTGTGGATAATCAACGAGCTCAGCGCCTATTAACAGGTGCCAGTGACGCTAAACACAAAGAGTTAGTTGATAGCCAGTATAGGAGATAATATGGCAGAAGATTTAAATAAACACGTAGATAAATTAGAGGCCGCTGCTAAGCAGTATGCTAGCAAAGATACGGTAATTAGCATTGGCGGCTACGAGTTTACGCCTGCTAAGTTAATGGTAGCTTTTACCATAGTTTCTTCTGCCTTAGGGGGCTTATACGGTGCTTTTGAAGTCTACAAAGACTATCAAAACATGAAGAAAAAAATTGCTAACTACGAAGCACCGGACTTATCAGAGTTTGACAAGCGTTTAGCGGTTATAGAGCAAAACAGTCAAAAAACCACAGACTATACTCGCGATATTAAAAATGACTTAAAAAGCGATATTCGTAGAAATGAGACTGTAACAGAGCAAGTAGAGCGCAGTGTTAAGCAGGCACAACGTGAAACTGAGCAAGAAATGCGTCAAGCGCGCAAAGATGTGCGTGAAGACCTAGACAAAGCCAGATCGGAAGTGGTAGCTATACGCAAGGAAATGGCAGATGCTAGGCGAGATATTAGCAAAGAAGTAGAACAACTAAAGCGCGAAGTAGATCAAAAAATACAAAAAGCTATAGACAATCCACTAGCTAATAAATAAGGAGGCTAGATGATTGATCCGATAACAGCCCTAGCAGGAATACAGGCAGCAGTCAGTTTTATTAAAAAAGTACAGCATACAGTAGACGATGTAGCATCACTAGGTCCTGCGCTAGGCAAGTACTTTGATGCCAAAAATGCGGCAACCAAAGCTGTAGTAGAAGCTAAAACTAGTGGCAATAAGAGTGCAATGGGTGCCGCTATACAAATAGAGATGGCACTAGATCAAACAGCACAGTTTGAAAAAGAACTACAACTGTTGTTTATGCAAGCTGGTAAAATAGATGTTTGGCAAAAAATAAAGCAACGTGCACATCAAATGGAAGTAGAAGCTGCAAAGGAAGCAAAACGGCAACAATTGTTGGCCCGCAAGCGCAAGCAGCAAATAGTAGAGTATTTTGAGTATGCATTTATTATAGTATTCACTATATTGATGGCTAGTGGTGCTATATGGCTTACAGTTGAATTAATTAAATATTGCTCACAAGTTGGGTGTGGTCGTTAAGGAGTTGTCAATGACAGAAGAAAAGAAGCCTCTTTCTAGAAGTGAACGCGAAGCAAAAATAAAGGACAAAGCTGGCTTTATTATTGTGATTTTAGCCGCATTACTAGCCATTAACACAATGATTGGTGGCCAAAATAGTAGTAAAATCATGAATAATACTATTTCTGCTAACAATCAGTGGGCATGGTATCAGGCAAAGAATGTTCGCCAAGTGCTTTATGAAACTAGTGCTATGGAGGCAAAAATTCCTGCTAACCGTGAAAAGTTTGAAAAAGAAGCCCAACGAATGGAAGCAGATAAAAAAGAAATCATGGAAAAGGCTAAGGCACTAGAGGCTGAACGCGAAACAGCTCGTAAAAAGAGCCCATGGTTTACCTGGGGCGGAAGTATCCTACAAATAGGTATTGTACTACTAACAGCCAGTATTTTGGCAGTTAGCGTACCTATGTTTTGGATTAGTGTAGTAGTAGGAGCTATTGGAAGCGTATTTGTAAGTCAAGCGCTTTGGATGTGGTTACCAATAGTATTATAAGGAGCATAATATGATTGAAGCAATTATTTGGTTAGTAATCGGTGCATTTGTTGGTTGGCACTTTCCAGAGCCACAGTGGGCAAAAACTGCTAAAGGCAAAGTATTAGGACTATTTAAGAAAAAGGATGCCTAATGTCTGAAGAAAAGAAAGACGAAGCGCCACCAAAAGAACAAGAAAGTTGGTTGCAGAAAAAATGGCGACCAATGATGGCCATGATGTATATGTGCGTTTGTGCTGCAGACTTTATCATATTTCCTATAATGTTTACAATAGTACAATTTTGGGAAACACAAGCAGCTAACGACGCATTTCGCCAATGGGCCCCCCTAACGCTACAGGGTGGTGGCTTATTTCATATGGCAATGGGTGCTGTACTAGGTATCACTGCTTGGAGTCGCGGGCAAGAAAAAATGGCAGGCGTCGCCTCTCAGCCACAACCTGCCACTATTACAACAACAACCCAACAAATTCAATATTCACAGCCTCAGCCAGTGGCTTATCAAGAACCTAGAAGCATGCAACCACAAGTTTCTACAGGTTTTGGTGGAAAACCGGCTCCACAACAACATTTTCCTGAAATTTAAAGGGTGTTTATGAAACTATTTTTAGCTACACTGCTAACCTTAGGAGCAATTTCTTCTGCACAAGCAGCAGAGCCCGCAAAAGCGGCAAGTGCTCCAGAGACTAAAAAAGTTTGTATTGACAAAATCAAAGACGGCAAGCCAGTTTTAGACAAGCAAGGCAAACCTCAGCAAGATTGCAAAGAAGTCAAGCAACACAAGAAACTAGAAGGCACAAAAGTAGAGGATGCCAAAAAAGAGCAAAGCAAAAAATAATTATAGTTGACACACATTGGGTGGTCTGCTATAATATAGTCTAGCAGACCACTTTTCATTAATCCTTTAAGGAAGTCTATGGCTAGTGGTAAGAAAGCAAGACGGTCAAGCAATACACCAGAAAATCCAGTTGAGTATGGGTTTCAAGAAGTTAAACCTTTAAATTACATTCAACATGAATATTTACGTGCAATACACGAAAATCAGATTATATTTGGTATAGGTAGTGCAGGTACAGGTAAAACCTACATAGCAGCAGTGTATGCAGCTAGCGAATTATTTCATCGCCGCATACACAAAATTATATTAACCAGGCCAAACATAGAAACTGGCCGCGGTTTAGGGTTCTTACCTGGTACACTAGAAGAAAAATATGCTCCGTATTTAGAACCTTTTGACAATATCTTTACAAAGAGTTTAGGCAAAGGTTTTTACGAATATGCACTAAAAAATAAAAACATAGAACCTAAACCATTGGGTTTTATGCGAGGCACAACCTTTGATAATTGCGTAGTCTTACTTGATGAAGCACAAAATGCTACACGAGAAGAAATGAAAATGATCCTGTCACGTATTGGTAAAAACTGCAAGATGATTATTAGCGGCGATACAGATCAATGCGATATACCAAACAGCGGATTAAGTGATGCTGTTAGTAGACTAGGAAACATACAAGGAATAGATATTGTTAGATTTGTTGATGAAGATATTGTTCGCAGCAAGTTGTGCAAAGATATTATTTTAGCTTATAGAAATTAGGAGATATAATGGCTAAGACTTACAAACCAACAAGTGGCATGGCTAGTGCTGCTAAAAGAGCCCTGAAATGGAAAGACGAAGGCAAGCCAGGCGGAACACTTGTTGGCTTAGCCAGAGCTAATCAGTTAAAAGATCGCGAACCACTTAGTGCTAGTACAGTACTGCGTATGTACAGTTTTTTCAGTAGACACGAAGTCGATAAGCGTGCTACTGGCTTTAACAGCGGGGAAGAAGGTTTTCCAAGTAAGGGTAGAGTAGCCTGGGATTTGTGGGGTGGAGACGGCGGTTACAGCTGGAGCAGTGCAAAGCGTAATCAAATTATGCGTGAGCGTGAAGGCAAAGCACTAAAACTTGTACAGCTTACAAAGAGTATTGTACCAGATATGCTATTAATGGCTGCAGCACAGATGCTAGAAGACTACGCCAATCAAAATATACCTGAGTCAGAGGATGCATTTGGTCAGTTTATGTACCACGCTCAACTGCTGCGAAATGGTCATTTAGATGTTTATTTATTAGACCTACACCTTGTAGATCCAGAGTACAGAGACATACTAGTAACTGTATTTAGCGAGCTGGACATCACAGAAGAAGGCGACAATAGTGTAGACGACGAAGATAGCGACCAAGATACACCAATATAAAAAAAGCCCGGTAGATTGCTCTACCGGGCTTTTTTATTGCTGCTCGTCTTGTGGAAGTTGATCTTGTGCTTGTTTAACTATTTTATTTGTAAGCGGGTTGCAAACCTTTGCAGGTAGTTCTTGCAGCCCACTAATAACAGTGTTGATTTCGTCCACTGTTAGTTCTAGTGTTAGCACTTTTTGTTTTGGATTTTCTTGTGTCATTTTATTGGGCACGCTCCTGTTGCACAGTCCTCACCCATGATCTCGTCAAAGCTGTTTGCCATTTCAAGATCAACAGGCTTCAAGTTTTGTACATATTCACGATATGTTTGCTCGTCCACAACTTCTTGCGGTAAGTACAAGTAACCCAAGTCTTTAGCTGTTTTAGTAGGATCAGTTCTGTAAATAAAACTTACACCAACATAGCAATCCCAGTTATCCAATAACCACTCAATGATTTCCGGAACTTCACTAGGGTCATAACTAATAGTTACGCTAGTATTTTGCTGTGTCCAGCTGGTCTGAATAACCTTATACTTTTCTAACTGCTCTACCGCACTGTCTAGGTTGACTTCTTTGCCAGCCACTTTGTGGAATGGAACATCTTGCCACTCAACTGGGAAAGTAATCAGCACGCCGCTTGGATCAGTTGGATGATTGATTACTTTGTAGCCTGCTTCGCGTACAACCTCTACGATTGGGTCAAACCTGCTAAACTGTACGTTATTGAATATGTACTTGCCCAGTGGTTTGTGTACTCCCTCGGTAGTGTCCATGATTTTAGACAAGGTGCCGCTGGGCTTGACACAGGTAATATTCTTTGGACTTGGTAGCCCCAGTTCTTGGGCCATTCCAACCGCTGCTGCGGTAGCTGTACGCTTAAGATATTCATAATCATAACCTGTCATGTCTGGCCGCTTCGCTATGCCTGTTAGACCCACGCCACACAATCTTAAAAAGTAGTTGTTTAAGTGCCAGGCTTCCTGTAGAATACCATCTTGCAAGTTAACGCAAGTTTGGCGATAATTAGCTCTGGCAGCTAGTCTAATAGCTTCATGCAATCCTGCAGTGTCGCCCTTAAACTTTGCAATATCTGTTTCAGTTAAATTACAGAAGCTCTTGTTGCCAAGTAAGATTTCTACACAAGGATTAGCGCCCTTAAACCAAGGAGCACGACGTCTAGCTTCTACAGCATTAATAAAGCCAGGCTCACTACCACCAGCCTCCAGCATTAACTGAAAAATCTTTTCCAAGTCTTGCTTAGTGGGCTTTTCCTGGAATACTAGACTATTGTTAGATTGCTGTCGATGACTGTTATTATACAACCACCAATCTTTCTTGGCTACTGCAAATTCTTCCCACTCCGGCTGGCCATAGTCGAACAGTGCGATTTCAGCACTTCGGCGGCTGCTAAGAATTGTGCCCAGATGATTAACAATATCCAGAATGTCCATTCGTGTGAGTAGACTATCAGCCCTGCCATTAAGAATG